AGCCCAGCTGCGTCACCAAGTCCTGAAGCCCCAGGCACTCGCCGTTGTCCATTCGGACCCAGCCAGAGGCGTTGCAGGCAGTGCAATCCAACTCATAGAACACCCCCTTCACGACCGCCATACCTCGACACGCTTTACAGGTGATGAGCGGGATGAACTCTTTGCGGAGGTCTGGCCCGTGGCGTTTCCCTGTCATTTCGAATCCTCGCTAGTAACAAATTCGGTAAGGTCGCTCGAAGCCCCGCCATTAGCGGGCTGCGCGCCGTTATGAGAAATCTCGGATAAGGCCTCTGTAAGGCCGTGAATGGCACCGAAGCCAATGCCGTCTAACCAGGCGTGCCACTTCTCCAGGGCTGCCCGGCGCTGCTGCATGGCCTGGGTGTGGATGTAGGTGCTGGCGATCTTGCCCAGCGAGTGATTCAGCAGCATCTCGCCGATGTGGCCGTCGATGCCGAGGTCGGTCCAGGTGCTGCGGGACACCTTGCGTAGGTCGTGACTGGTCCAGGCGCCCTGTCCCAACCGGGTGAAGACGGCACTGGCCTGCGTCTCGCTGAGCGGCAGCCCGCGTCTACTCGGGAACAGGTAGGCGCCCTGGTAACCCTGAGCCTGCTGAATCGCCCGGTACCGGGTCAGCAGTGCTTGCAGCTGCGCGGTCAGAGGCAAGCGGTGCTCGGTGCGGGTCTTGGTGTTCGCCGCTGGGATGAACCACTCGGCCGCCGCCAACGAGACATCAGCCCACCGCGCTACACGGGTCTCGCCGATTCGGGTGCCATGGGCCAACATCATCAGGGCCAGCATGGCGTCACCAGGGGTCGAGTCGAAGGCCCGGGCCAGTTGCTGCATCAGCTCAGGCAGTTGCACGTCACGCAGGCGCGCCGCCTTCGGCAGGATCTTGGCCTTGGTAAAGTCGTTGAAGCGCATCCCGGCCATGGGGTTCCCGTCGATCAGGCCCAGCTTCAAGGCCTGGCGGAAGGCGGTCAGCAACAGGGCGAACATCTGTCGCAGATAGGAGAGCGATACATCGGCCTGAGCCGGCCACATCAGTTGCTTGTCGAGAGAGTCGGCACTCACGTCCGTCAGGGCCAGATCCGCCAGTCGCGGCTTCAAGTGCTGAGCGATGGCAGACCGTGCGCCTGCTTTGCGCTTCGCCGACAACGAGCGATCGCGGGCCATCCGTTCGCCGTACCAGTCCAGCAGCTGGCCAACGGTGGCCATGCCGGACGCCACGGGCGCAGTGGCCGGATCTCGCAGCAGGCGCCGACGCAGCGCGGGCAGCTCGGCAA